CCAGGAAACCGACTGGCTCACCTTGGCGTCGCCGCTGCGCTTGCCGCCGTTGTCGAGCTTCAGCGTGACGCCCTCGAAGCGGTATTTCGCCACGCTGCCGTCGGCGTTGTGATCTGTCGTGGTGATGGTGACCACGGGCGGCGGCAGGCCGGAATAGCGCGCAGCTTCCTTGGCAGCGAAGAAGCTGTCGAGCGCGTCGTCGCCCTTGTCGTATTCCAGGCCGCCGGACCATCCTTCTTCCAGCTCGCGATAGCGGTTGCGGCCGTCGATGCCCACCGACTTCAGTTGCGTCGTCATCTGCTTGTAGTCGAAGCCGGTGAGGATGGTGGCAACCACCACGGCGCCGTTGCTGACGATCGTCAGCACCGAATCGCTGCCGACATTGTAGGCGTTTTGCCCGGTCGTCGTGCTGCCCGACATGGTCGTGCGTCTCCGTCAGGTGTGGGGTTATGCGGCCGCCAGCGCGGCAGCCGCGGCGGCGACATTGGTGTTCGCCGGCACCACGACCGCCGCACCGCTCTGCATGTTCACCAGCAGGACCTGCGCGATGCCGAGATACTGCACCCACACCTGCGCCACGACGACGCCGAGCGCGGTCTGGCTCTGCGGGTTGTTCTGCCGCGAGAAGCTGATCGCGTAGGCCTGGATCGTCTGGTTGGGACCGCTCGCCGCCATCGGTGCCAGGAACGCGTCCAACAGGTCGTAGCCGGTGCGGAAGAAGTCGTCGGTGATCGTCTGGCCGATCAGCGTGCCGAGTGCGCCGCGACCGACGATGCTGCGCGCCAGGAACGAGGTCAGCCGCGGCCAGTTGTCGGTGTTCGCCGCGCCGTTGCTCGACGTGGTGATGCCGAGGTTCATGCCGAAGCCAGGGCCGGCCGGGATCGGGTTGGCGATCACCTCAACGCCGGTCTGCTTCGCCAGTGCCAGTTCGTCCGACCCGTAAGGGATGCCGCTGCGGCTGCGCTGCGTCGAGACGACGTTCGCGATCGCCTTGTTGAGGCCCGACTGCTGCGGCTGCAGCGTGGACATCATCGCCGCGCCGAACGTGGCGGGCGCGAGACTGCGCTGGACCCCGTTCTGGTTGTCGTTCCACGCGCACCAGTCGCCGAGGTAGCGCTTGATCCACGCCGAGTTGGTGCCGGCCGCGGTTTCCGTGGCGTTGGCGGCCGAGACGGTCTCGCCGGACGGCCCGCTGGTATGCACCAGGATGCCTTCCGACGCGCCGAACAGCGCCAGCGTGCCCTCCTGCGTCGTATCGCTGAAATCGGCGATCACCAGGTCGGACACGCCCGAGCTGCGGAAGGCGTAGACGCCGGTGCGCGGGTAGCTGTCCACGCCGATCAGCTTGGCTGAGGTGATGCCGGCAGTCCCATCGGTGCCGCCTGCGAGGGTGGTGGTGCCGGCCGTCGGCGCGGTCGCGCTGGTGCCGGCGGAGGCGACCATCAGCGCGGACGGGCCGCGCAGCGCCGAGCTGCCGCTGTTCACGGCGGCCGCCAGCGCCCCCCAGACAGCCACCACCGGTGCGATCGTGCCACCGCTGCCGGCGCCGCCGGTGAGCGTGACGGTGGCCGAGGCGTAGCCCGAGCCGGCCGTCTGCATGGTGACGGGCCCGAGGCCCCAGACCAGGTTGACCGTGGCGCCCGTGCCGGTGCCGGAGGTGGAGACCTGCGCGACGGGGCTGGTCGGGACAGTCGTGCCGGCGCCCGCGATCGACCCGAGGCTGGTGCCGCTGGTGCCTTGGGCGGCGAAGGTGGCGATGGCGCCGCCGGAGACGCTGGCGACCTTCGCTACCACGCCGTTGCTCAGGGTAACGGTGTCGCCGACCGCGTAGCCGGTGCCGGCTGCGCCGATCGTAGGCGTGCCGACAGTGACCAGGGATGCCGAGCCGACCGCTTGCACGCCATTGGCGGCTTGGGGCGCGGAGAAGGTCACCGCGGGCACGGCGGTGTAGCCGGTGCCGGCGGTGACGGTGTTGGCGAAGATGCCGGCGGTGATGCCGTCGAACACCTCGGCGGGCGTGTTCGGCTGTTGCAGCGTCAGCTTCCAGGCCGGCACCGCACTGGTGTTGCCGGCGCCGGCGGCGATCGTCGCGGTGGCGGCATTGGCCAGCGAGCCGGTGAATTTGCTGGTCAGCGCGAGGCCGGTGCCGCCGCCGATCTGCGCCGATGCCGCGGTATCGCTGCCGTCGGTGACGCGGTTGACGATGAGGTTGGCACCGATGCCGGCCGCCTGCTGGATCTGCAGCGTGACGGTGCAGGCGGTGACCAGGTCATAGGCGCGCACCACGGGGTTGCCGAACTGCGCCAGCGCCGCGGCGGTCGGCACCAGCGTGGCGACATTGACCGGGCCCCAGGACGCGACGCCCTCGATCGCCAGCAGGCCGAACGTGGCCGGGCGGATGACGCCGGCGGAGGGCGGCTGCGCGTTGATGTAGACGTCGGGGACGGTCAGCGTGTTCGGATTGAAGGCGCCGGTGAAGGAAATCGGCATGGATCAGCGCTCCTCGGAAGCCGGTGCGGACTGCGCGGCGGCCGGTGCCGGCGCGGCTAGCCGGCGCACGACGTGGCCGGGGTGGGTCTGCGCGCAGATCTCCGGCACCACCTCGCCATGGGCACGGTGCTGGCCGGTGAGATCATCGAATGGATCGACGACCACGTATTCGAACATGGCGAACCTCAGACCTGGAAGGTGATGGAAGGCGCGAGCGCCAGTGGCGGCGCCGGGGATGCGGCGATCGTGCCGCCGGCGGCGATGACCTGCGGCGCGGTGCCGGCGATCGTGGTGGCGTATTCGACGCCGTAGCAGAGATCCCGGCGCCAGACGCGATCCTTGGACGGGATGTCGTTGGTGTAGCCGGTGCGGAAACGGATGCGGGCCATGCTGGCGTCCGCCATGGCGAAGAACTGCGTCAGGTGGCCGTTGCCGTCCCGCAGGCCTGCGACCGCGCGATCGACCGCCGCGGCCACCGCGTCGCGCGCGGCAGGGCTGGGGCACCAGCACGAGACCCGGAAGCCCTGCATCTGGCGCCGCACCTCCTGCAGCGTGGCGGAGACGGCGCCGACGCGGCCGAGCAGCTCGTGTGCGCCGGGCACGGTGATCGCGGCGCCAGCCAGCGCGGCGGTGCGGGTGGCGGCGATCATGGCGGCAACGGCCGCTGCGGCGGTCGCTAGCGTGTCGCCCGGCTGCAGCGCGTAGGCGAAGGCCTGCCCGTCCACGATCAGGACGATGTTCTGCGGCAAGACGACGGCGCCGCCCAGCGTCGCGGTGGTGCCGGCGATCGTCCAGCTCAGCGTTGCGGCCGGGATCTGCACGATGCCGATCGTCGGCGGGTAGCGCGTGGTGTTCTGCACCACGCCCGCCTCGGGGAACGCCGAGACGTGCGCGCGGCCGGCCACCAGGTCCGCGTCGAGGTTCGCCGCTTCGGGCCAGCCGCGATAGAGCTTGACCACCACGGGCGAGGGGGTCGGCGCCGGGGCGCCCGCTGTGGCGGGTGGCCACGGTGCGAGCGCCACGCTCGGCTGGTAGGCGCCCGGCTGATAGGGCGCGGCGAACAGGCCGCCGGCGATCAGAGAAACGATGGCGCGCTCGATATCGGCAAGGTCGGCCATCGGCTCACCAGAGGCGGAGGAGGCGGCGCAGCGTGCCGCGGTGGAAGATGGCGAGGGCGAACCACGGTCGCCACTCGTGTGCGGTGCGGTGCGCGACCGCCGCCGCGTGGATGCGCCCCAGGCTCACGTCAGCGCCAGCGTCGCGGTCAGCCGGTAGCCCAGCGCGGTCAGTTCGGCCGACGAGACGATGTAGCGCTGCTGGATCGGCTGATCGTCGAGCGCGATGTCGGAGGCGCGGAGCTGCACCGAGGCCGGCTGCGGCAGCAGCACCTGCACCCAGGGCATCCGCGTGTCTCCGGGCAGCTTCGTGTCGCCGGCCTCGCCCTTGGTGCCCTGCAGCACCGCGGCCGGCCAGCCGGTCAGCAGCGGCGTCTCGGTCGCCGTCTCGTCGCCGCCGTAGTAGTCGGCGCCCGCCGGCGGCGCGCCGGGGCGCGCAAAGGTCAGCGTGCGATTGCAGCGGATCACCATGGGCGGCTTGAACGGCTCGCCGGAGGCCACGAAGAACGTGCCGAGCAGCGGGTCTACGATGTAATCGCCGAGCTGCAGGCCGCACTCGTCGGTCAGCATGTACCACTGCGGCTTGCCGTATTGGCTGGGCTTGCGCGAGGCGAAGGCTGGGTCGCTGTCGAAGGCCGCCAGCAGCGTGCCCTGCAGCGTGGCAGGGGCGATCGCGGCGCCGGTTCCGGCCGCGCGATACCACTGGCACGGGGCGCCGAGCTTGGCGCCGGCGATGCGGAAGCCGCGGCTGACCTTTTCCTGGATCGACGCGCGCGAGGGCATCAGACGACCATCTGCAGCGTGCCGCCGCCCTGGCCGAGTTCCGGGCCTGGCTGGACGCCCATGAAGCGGCAGAGCCTGCGGCGCCAACCGTCGAACAGCCGCTCGCGGTCGCGGACCTCAGTCCGGTTGCGCACCCAGGGGCCAGCCTGATCGGTGTCGAGATTGCAGCCGGCCTTGACGACGGCCGCCTCCAGGGCCGCCAGCGGCTCCAGATAGGTGTTCGTCAGCACCGCCGCCTCGCCCGCGCTCATGTGGTTGAGGCGGTACTCGAGCGCGAGATACTGCACGTTCACCCACGGCGCGGGGAACAGCACGCTGCCGTCGCTGTAGGTCGGGTATCCGCAGAAGCGGCGGATGTCGATCTTCTGCGCATCGCTGAAGGCGAACGGGACGAAGCCGGACACGGGCTCACTCCACGATGTCGTGCCGCGCCTTGCGCTCTACCAGCAGGGCGACCTCCGCCGGATCGGTGATCAGGTCGCCAGCCCGCCAGGTGCGATGACGGCCATTCTCGTCGATGAAGCTGTGCGGATGGGTCAGGCGGATCGCGCGCGGGAGTGAGGGGAGCGATTCATCGCCCCCCCTGGTCTCGCGCGGCATTACAGCGACTCCAGGATCACCGCCCGCTTCAGTGCCGAGTTGGTCGCGGTCGGCACCGTGTTGGGGTTGGTGGTGACGTCGGTGGGCGCGACGAAGCCGCCGATGTAGGACCATGCCTGCGTCACGACCTGCTTCAGCGTGTCCAGCGGCTCGCGGGTGACGTGCGCGATGCCGTCCACCACGGTGATCATGCCGTCGGCATCGTCCACCTTCTCGGCCGCCGCGTAGGCGGCGCGCGTGAAGTCCGCCTCGACCAGCGCGCCCTGGCCGCACAGCACGGCGCGGCGCACGGTGCCGACGCCGGAGAGGGCCTGCACCGGGTTGAGGTTGGTCTCGACGATCGAGCAGCCCAGCAGCTCGGCCACCAGGCCGCGGCGGTATTCGGTCGTTTCCGGCTTGCCGCGGAAGAAATACTGGAACGCCGGATCCTGGTAGAGGCCGGTCAGGTGGATCGGATCGGCGTACAGGATGTAATTCGCGGCATCGGCAACCGGCGGCACGGCATTGGCCGACATGGTGGCCTTCGCCGTGAGGATCATCTGCATGGTCAGCTTGGCCGCGTTGATGTCGTTAGCGGCGCTGATCGCGGCGGTGGTGCCGGCCATGGCATTGCCCGCCGCAGTGGCCGAGGGGCGCATCACGAAAGGCGCAACCGCGCTCACCACTGCATTGCCGGCGGTGCCGTCGGCAATGGTCACATTGGCCGAGAAGGTCAGCGTGCCGGAGAAGCCGCCGGGGGTGGTGGAGCTGTTCGAGCTCGACCCGCTGAACGCCAGGCTGGAGAGCCACGGATTGATCGTCGCCGGCGCAGCGCCATCCGCAACCGCGCCGGTCAGCGTGTAGACATCGCTGCCCACGGTGACCGACAGCGTGTTGGTCGAGCTGACCGACACCGGAACGCCCTGGCTGTTCAGGGTCATGAAGAAGCCGCGCACGTCATCGACATGCACCGCCGTCCCGGCGGCGCCGAGCGTCGTGGTGACGCGACTGTTGCCGCCCATGTATTGATCGAACAGCGCGCGCTGCGCCAGCGTATCGACCGAGCGGGCCGCCTGCTCGCCGAGGGCGTAGGCGTTCTGCAGGTAGAGGTCGTCGATCGCCACGCGGGCGGTCGCCACGTTGAGCTGCATCGGCGCGGCGTACTGCGCGACCCCGAGCGTGAACTGCTCCACCGAGTAGTTCTGGTTGGTGAGGCCTGAGGTGAAGTCGGTCACAGCGGCGACGGCCATCGGTGCGGTGACGGCGGCAAGCAGGCCGGTGCGGGTCTTGGTGATCGTCTCGCCGATGCCGGCGCCGAACGCCTCCCGGTCCGCGATGGCGCGGAAGCCGAGCTTGGCGCGGAGCGCTTGCTGGAAACGACGTTCCAGAAAGCCCTGCTGGATGACGGACTGGATTGCGGTGGGCAGGCTGTTGATGGGCATTGGGGGTTCTCACTGTTCGCTGGTGAGCCCCCTGGCCATCGTGACCTGGTGGGGCGGTGTGCCGCGCGGTGGCGGCTGGATGGGTGGCGCTACTTGTTGCGCCAGGCGTGCGCGCGCCTGGCCGCGTCGAATTCCTCGTCGGTCATGTCGCGGGCATTCTTCGCGGCCGGCGGCTTTGGCGGCGGCGGCTGCTGCGGATTGCTGGTGCTGGCTGGCGGGGCGCCAAACAGATACGGCTTCGCCTTCTTCGCGGCCTCGATCAGCGCATCGGCGCCTTCGACCTCGCCGGCGTCGTTGATCGTCACGGCGGTGAGGTCCAGCAGCTTCAGGCCGTCGAGATCGACCATGCCGGCCTTGGCGGCGACCGCCTTCAGCTCAGCATGGATGATGCGCTGTTGCGCCGCGCTGTTCGCCTCGGCGATCTTCGCATCGGCGGCCTCCTTGGCCTCGGCGATCTTGGCCTCCGCCGCGAGCTTTGCCTCGTCGGCCTCGCGCTTCGCGGTCTGCGCGGCGGTCTCGTGACCTTGCGCCTTCTGGCGCCAGGTCTTGTTTTCCTCGCGCAGCTCGTGGACGTATTCGGCGCTGAAGGTCTTGGGGTCGGTCGCCGGCGGCGTGGTGGTAACCGGGGGCGGCGGCGTGGTGGGATCGGACATCGGTCCTCGTGGGGTTGAGCGGCATCAGCCGCGGGGGAGTATGCGACCGCCGTCATGCCGGCAGGGTCTCCACCGCCTTGACCTGCGCACCGCGCGTGGCGGCACGTGCGTCTTCGGCGATCTGATCGGCGGCGATGCGCTGCATCTCCACCGCCGCGTCGGGCTGGTCGTATTCGGGGGACAGGATCGCGACGGCCGTCTCGCGCGAGATCAGGCCATGGTCCACCAGGTTGCCCATCGTGCTCGCCTGCGCACCGCGGTCGGCCTCGGTGCGCGCGAACCATGGCGGCCAGACCAGCGAGAGGCGCAGCTTGGCCGGCATCTCCGGCATCGGCTCGCCCATGACCTGCAGCGGCATCCGCCGGCGCGCGGCGGCGACCATGCGCAGCAGCGGCAGCAGGCCGTTCTCGCCGTAGGACGTGCGCAGCTTGTCCGCGAGCCAGATCAGCGGCTGGTGCAGCATTTCGAGGGCGCGGCCGGACTGTGAGGCCGACACCCGGTCGGCATTGGAGCGGTTGCCGTGGATGCTCTCCAGCGCCAACTCGCGGAGCGCGCGGGCATAGCCCAACACTGCCTCGGCGGCGGTGCCGTTGATCTCCAGCAGCTTGGCGTCGCCCTCCTTGTCCACCACCAGCGCGTTGGCGGCGCTGCGGATCACCGGGCCATCCGAGGTTGGTTCCTTGATCAGCAGCGTCGGGTCGGAGCTGTATTTCAGCCCGCGGCCGGCCTGGCTGAGTTGGTACTCGATCTCGATCTGGGTCTCGATCGCGGGGCGGAAAGTGCACTGCCCGTCGATGCCATCGCCGCCCGGCAGGTTCCTGATCCACACCATCGGCACGAATCCGAGGTTGTGCCGGACCGTGCGCGCCGCATCGACCTTCGGCTGCTTGCCTTCCAGCTCATCGGCGAGCTTCAGCGGCAGGAACCACGTCTCCGACGCGGCATCCCAGCGGCGGGAGAACCAGAACTGCGTGGCAAGATCGTCATCCGCGATCGGATAGCCCTGGGCCTTCAGCGCGTCGCCGCGCACCTTGTAGCGCTCAGTCACGCGCAGCAGCGTGTCCGGCGCTTCCGGATCCCACTCGGGGGTCAGAAACAGGGTGTCCATCACGTCGAAGAACACGCGGCCCCGCAGGATGCGCATCAGCACCACGACCGACCCGATCGATCCGCGGAACGCCGCGTCGGCGATCATCTCCGGGAGGCGCGATTCCTGCAGCACGTCGGCCAGCGCGGTGCGGGCCGCCTCATCCTTGCAGCCGATCGCCGGGAAGCGGCCCTCGCCGAACAGCAGGGCGAGGCTGTCGGCGACCACCAGACGGCAGAGATTGTAGCGCACCGAGGGGCGCCGCTGGGCGACCTGGATGTATTCGCCGCCGTCGGTGCGCTCTTCGTGGAACTCGTGCCGGAGCACGTCATAGATCGTCCCGTCGAGCACCTGGCGCAGGACCGTGAGGTCGGCGACGCGCGCCGGGTAGTCGGGGTCGGCGCCGACCCGGCTGGCGAGGGTGCGGAGCACGGCTTAGCGGCGGTTGCGCTTGGCGTGCGCGACGGCCGCGGTTACGTGATGCATCCCTTCGAGGCGCAGGCCGAGCCTCGCACGGGCGCCAGCGGCGCCGGGATCGGCCTTGTGGGCCTCCATGTAGGCGTGCGTCGATTCGCCGGCGCGGGCGGCGGCGTGCTGTTCGATACCCTTGTGCGCCGGATTGACGGCAGCCTTGATCCAGTCGGCCATGGAGCCTCCTATCGGGCCATGTGTGGGATGGTCGCGGTGCGGGCGGGCTTGGCCTGCAGGTCCACCATCACCTCGGTCACGCCCCACACCAGCGCATCAAGCCGGTCGGGCGAGTAGCCGGCGATGCGCCGGTCGAAGTCGATCGTGAAGCCGCACATCTGGTCTTCGAGGGTGGCCAGCGAGCCGACATGAGAGATGCGCCCCTGCTCGTACAGGGCCGCGACCGGCTCGGCGCGGATGACCTTGCCCCGCGAGGCATGCACCGCCTTGTAGGGGATGTTCGAGGCGACCGTGCGGATGGTGCTCTCCACCATGTCGCCGCCCTGGTTCGCCTCGCCGATGATGCGATCCGCCCGCCAGCGGCTGAACGCCGCCACGGCGATCGATGCCCAGCCCTGCGGCGTTTCGCGGCAGGAGACATCTTCCAGCACGTAGCCTCGGCCGTCGGCGCCGACGCCTACAACGACAATGCCGGTCTCGTCCGCGGCCGCTGTGCTGGTGGTGGCCGGATCGATGGCGACCACGATGCGCTTCAGCGCGAGAGGCGGAGCGACGACCCTGGCAGCATCCAGGGCGGCGCGATTCCACAGCGCGCCCGGGACGTCATCCAGCAGCTCGGCGTTCAGCTCCTGCCGCCCCAGGCGCGTGCCTTCGTACTTCGTGACGATCTGGTCGAAAAACGCCTGCGCCAGGTTGGTGCGGTTGTCGTATGTCGAGCCACGCGTCACGTGGGTGGTCGGCGCCTGCAGCAGATCCCGGATCATCTTGACCGGCCGGGGTGTGGTGGTCACGACGCAGCGGGGATCATCGCCGAGCCGCAAGCCGAACATCAGCATGTCCCACGCTTCGGGATAGCGCCACGCCGCGAGTTCGTCGCACCACGCCGCAGCGTGCTGGGGGCCGCGCAACCGCTCCGGCTCATCGGCCGAGTAGCACGTCGCCATCGCCCCGTTCGGCCAGGTCAGCCGACGCTTCGATGGCTCGTATGTCGGGCGGTCCCAGCGCGGGGAGATCGCCAGCAGGCCGCTTTCGCCTTCGACCACCACATCGCGCACGTCCGCGGCCGTGGGGGCAACCAGCGCGATGCGGCTGCAGCGATCCTTGATCGAGCGCACCCATTCGGCGCCCGTGCGGGTTTTCCCGAAGCCGCGGCCGGCCAGCAGGAGCCAGGTGCGCCAGTCGCCGCCCGGTGCAAGCTGGTTCGGGCGCGCCCAAAACTGCCAGTCGTACTCGAGTTGCGCCACCTCATCGTCGGAGAGGTCAGCCAGGATCGCCGCCCGTTCCGCCGGAGGCAGCGATGCGAGCGAGACGGCCGGCGATCCGATCACGGGGGGACTCAACTGCGATGGGGCCGCCATCCGGGCCTGCCAGGGTGGCGGCAACCAGATCCGGAAGGGTTTTCTTCAGCAGCCCCAGGGCGGCGCGCACCTGCTCCAAGGTCATTCGGAGCGGCTTGCCGGTCTGCGGATCCTTTTCGCCCATGGCGAAGCTTTCCAGCCGCTTGCAGAGCTGAGTGGTGCGGATCGCGTCGCGCGTCCGGTTGTCTTGCCGCGGGTTCAGGCGGGCGGCCATCGGCGTGGAAGCCTCCAGGAGGCCCGCTGGCGGCGCTGGGCCGGGTGGGCGCGATTGTGCGGGGCGGGCGCTCGGCGCCGTCAGGCGCTGGCGTGGCCGGGCGGGGCGGCCGGTTCCGGCGGATCGTCCAGGCTGGTGATCGTGACGCACTGGCAGCCGGCCCACGTGAGGGTGCTGGCCATGCGCTCGGCGTCGGTGCGGCTCATGGTGTGGCTGGCGAGCAGGTCGTCACGCGCGGCCCACTCGACGCGGCAGGTTTCGCTCATCAGTTGGTCCCGGATGGTGGATCGTACGGCACGTCGCCGGCGATGGCGCCCCAGGTCCTGGCATGGCCGGCCGGAAGTGGCTCGCGGGCGGGATCGGCCGGATCCGCCTCGGCGGCGCGATGCTGGGCGGCTCGGTTGGCGTAGGCGCTGGGCAGATCGCGCACGCCGAGCACGGCGGCGCGGTCGATCGCGGTGGGGATGCTTACGCCGACGGCCGCGGCGATCGCGCTCCAGGCGGCACCGGCTCCGCGCATGGTGCGGATCGTCTCGTCTTCGGCGTCCGTCCACCGGTGCCGGCGGCGGTCACCGGCCTCAGCGCGGGCAGGCCCCGTCAGGCGGCCGGTCTCGTCTCGCAGCATGCTCACCTTGCGGTGCCGTCCGTCAGGTAATTCGCCGAGCTGTCCCCGGCGCGCACGTGCAGGTAGCGGGTGGTGGTCGCGAGCGAGGCGTGACCGAGGCTCTGCTGCACCACGTGCGGCGCTGCACCTCGGTCAAGCGCGTGGCTCGCGTGAGCGTGGCGAAGCCAGTGGGGCGATACGGCGGCGAGCCCTGCACGGCGCGCGGCGCGGCGCACCAGCCGGTGCAGCGCGCGCGGCTGGATCGGACCGCCGTCGCGGGCGGGAATAACGGGCGCGTCCGCCTTAGCGCCAGGCTGCAGTTCGTCCAGCTCGCGCCACAGCGCGGCCGGCACGGCGACGGTTCTCACCTTCGACCCCTTGCCGACAATGCGGGCTTCGCCGCCACCCTTGCGGGAAGGAGTGAGGTCCCGGCGGCGCAGGGCGCACAGCTCGGCGTTACGGATCCCGGTGAAGTAGAGCAGCCGGAGGGCCGCTCGGGCGCGCGGATCAACCTCTGCGCCGACGAGGCGGTTGATCTCGGCTTCGGACAAGATGCGGTCGGCACCGGCGGTCGGCGCTCTGGCTACGCGAAGCTGCCGGCCCGGGTCGGTCGGCAGGCAACCGAGGCGGTGGCCGAACGCCAGCAGGCTCCGAACCGATGCAAGGCGCCTCGCCCGTGACGCGGGGGCGGAGCGCGCCAGCGCATCGGACCACGTCTGCAGGTCGCCCAGCACCACCCCGGAAATCGGCTTGCCAGCGTGGGCGAGGAACTGCTCGGCGTCACGCCGGTAGGCGCGGGCTGTGGTCGGCGGCCTTGCGTGCAGCCATGCCCGGATCAGGAAATCATCGTTAAATCCGTGACTTACAGGCGCTGGTGCCGTCTGATAACGGCCATTATCGGACGCGCCTGGAGGGTTATCGGTCAATCGGACCCCGCTCGGTGCCGATTATCCGGACACCCTGGCGATGGTTATCGGACGCATCACAGCACCACTGCGCCGTCCCGCCGGTGCTGCAGATCAGCCTGCCAGCGCCTGACGGTCAGCGTGGTGGACACCTCGCGCTGCGCCGCGGCGATGATCGCCCGGAGCGTCGGCGGGGCGACGGCGCCGAGCCTTTCCTGGCCGGCGCCGCGCATCGGCAGCAGGACGCCGGCGCACACCACCACATCGGCGGCCGCGCGCAGCACCCAACGGTCGGCCGGGTCGATGCAGGCGATCTCGTTCGCGCGCTCGCGGGTGCGGTAGGCAACGGGCCACACCAGCAGCACGGCGCCGTCGGCCCGGCAAACCACGGATACCCGGCGACGCCAGCGGATGACGTCGCCGGCCGCGAATGACGTCATCGGTCCCGCGCGGCGGCGGCGAGCGGGCGGGGCTGGCGCGCGGCGTTGCGGCGCGCATTGGCCACCATGGCCCGGCGCACCACGTCGAGGTCGAGCAGCCGCATGCCGCTCACCGATGGCAGGACGCGCCAGACGACATCGGCCGAGGCCGAGCCGGTGGCATGCTCGATCGCGCCCCGGCGCCAGAGGGCGTGCACGGTGCGGATCGGGCTGGCGAACAGGAGCGGCCAGTTGCCGTCCTCGCCGGCGAACCAAGCACCCTCGATGCCGCCGGCGGGTTGCTGCCAGCGGAGCGGCTCACGGATGGTCATCAGCGCGAGCAGGCGCATCATCGCGGGCGAGAGTGCCGGGCGGGTCCGCATGGCGATTCCTGGGGGCGGGTGGGAGAGCGGCGCGAGCCGGGCCGACGTTGCTCGAATTAGTGCCATAATCGTTGCCGATATGCCCGGTAAAAATACCGAGTGCCCGGTCCTGTAATGGGAACAGCCATAAAAACGGGCATTTCCTGCCGCTTCGGTGGCCCAAAAGTGCCCGGTCGAGAGGATGGCGCGGCGCGGCGCAGGCGCCTTTCTCGTTCGTCCATTTCTTGATACACCCTGACATGCACATTGTGCTTGTATCCGATGCGCGCATTGTGCATATTCCACCTCACCGGACGGGCGAACCGATCCGGCCCGCGCCTCGGGGTTCAGGGGCGGAGACAGAAGATGGCGATCACCTTCAAGCACTACGCGCGCCGGGACGGTTCGGTGATGCTCTACATCAATCGGGACAACGGCGTTTCGATCGGCATTAGCAGCGACCGGGGGTTCAGCCCCTACGGAAAAGATGCCACTCCCGGAAAGCGTAACGCGATGAACGAGGCGGTGGTCATTATGGCCGAAGCCCGGCCGTTCACCGGCGACCTGACGACGCACACCGAGCCCGGCTTTTCCGCCGTCACGGAGCTCGCCGGCGGTTGGACCATCGTCGGAACGGACGCCGCGACGATCGGCGGCATGAACGTCGGCGAGGACGGCGGCTACGTGATCTACCGGGGCCACATCGCGAAGTGCGGTGTCCCTCTGTCGGCCGGCGAGTGACAAACCATCCGAACAGGAGCCGCCGGGACCGTCCCGGCGACCGCCTCCAGGGGCTGGGAGCCACGGTGATGCGGGCGCCGGACCCGGCAGAGCTGCCGGACCTGGTCGCACGCATCGTGCGCCTGTGGGCCGAGCTGCACGAAGCCGACCCGGCGCTTGCCCGGGAGTTGGCCCGCAAGCTGCCGGGGGCTGAAATCCGCCGGACCGGGAATGCCTGAGAGCCGCTGGAGCGCCGCATGACCCCAACCGAAATCCGCACCCTCCGCCAAAGCCTGGGCCTGACCCAGGCAGCGGCTGCCCGGCTGTGCGGCGTCGCGCTCCGCACCTGGGGATCCTGGGAGGCCGGCGAGCGACGGCTGTGCGACCCGGAGGCGCGGCTGATCCGGCTGCTGGCGGTGCCGGAGGCGCGGCATGCGCTGGAGGGGATGGAGAGGCTGAAACCGGCGGCCTGAGACGCTATCCGGCGCGCGCCAGCGGCCGCGGTGTGCTGCTGGGGGCGAGGCTGGCGCGGCGCCCCAACGCGAACGGCGCCGCCGGCGTGCCGCCCTGCTGCAGCCTCTGGCCGCCGCGGTTCAGCCGCGTCACGATCGTGTCGATGCCGCGGCCCCAACGCACCCGCAGCGTGTCGGAGTGCAGCCCGGTGATGCGCCGCAGCTCCCGCCAGGGATACTTGTAGCGCGGCTGGTCGGACGGCGAATCCGGCCACACCAGGGAGCGCATCAGCACCAGCTTGCGCTGCTCGGCGTCGGCGATCAGCCCGCACCAGCGATAGGCCTCGTCCATGTCGCTGATCGCCCGCGAGGTCGGCGGGTCCCACCGGCGCGGCGAATTATCGGCGACCTCCGGCCAGAGCGAGCGCAGGCCGGCCGGGAAGCAGCCCGCCCACGGCAGCGCCATAAGCGCGCGCCCGGCCGATTCGAGGCGGGCTTCGACGTAGGCGGCCGTGATCCGGCCAGGCTCGGGACGTTCGGGCATTTGCTCTCCTACACCCGAAAGTTGTGCGGCGACCCGACGTTTCTGAGGCGATCCGTGCCGGGCACCGCTCATGCCGCCCGCCGTGCTGCCGCACGCACGTCGGCATCGAACACGCGCAGCGACCGGATCGCGCCGTCGAGCCGAGACGCGGTGCGGCGGATCGCGTCCAGCACCGGGCGCGCCGTCAACTCGATGTCGTCTCGCAACCACTCGGCCAGCGCGTCCAGGTTCGGCCGGACTGACGTCAGGATGCCGGCGGCGGCCATCAGGTCCGGGATGACGTCCTCCACGAACCAGCCGTGCAGCGTGTAGTCGGACCGCCCGTTGTCGTGCGTGCTGACCGCCACGCCGGGCTGGCGCAACAGCCACGCTCGGGCACCCCACGCATCCGGCGGATCGTAGCCCGGCGGCAGCGCCGGCAGGGCAGATGCGTCTCGCGGTGGCTCGCCTGGTGGCTCGCCTGGCGTCTCGAGGCCTCCCGCGGCTGTCTCGGCCGCCTCGGCCGCCTGGTCGGACCACCGTTCGCCGTTCAGCCAGGTCGCTGGCAGGGGCTGGAATCGGCGCTCCGGCGAGAATGCGCACCGGGCCAATCCGGCCATGATCTGCTCGGCGGTCGCCTTGCGAATGGCGGATTTCCAGGCTTTTCGGGCATGGCCCTTGTCCTCGCGCCGAGGGTAGGCCGCCCAGAACGCCGCGAACGCCGGGTCGTCGTCAGCGTCACGTTCACCCCGCGGCGATCGCGCGCCCGGAGGTGAGCGAAGCGAACCTTCTTCAGGTGAAGGTGAAGGTGAAGGTCTGCGATTTCGTTGAAACGGATCGCCCAACGGGCCGCCCAACGAATTTTCAACGGTCGTTGGTTTTTCGTTGCCCGCTCCGTTTCCCACCTCGTTGCCTGTCTCGTCCGGCTGCCGTTGCTGGGCCCGTCGCTCGGCCGATGCCCTCCCTGCGGCGCGCCGTTGCTCGACATTCCGCTCGGCCGTCTCCAGTTCGCGGTCGATGCGCTTGTGGTGCAGCTTCCCGCCCTCGACTTGGAAGAACGGCCTCACCACGGGTCCGATCTCCGCCGCCCAGGCCTTGCGCTCAGTCCTGGCGATGGCCGCCAGCAACCTCTCATCGTCGGGCAGCGGCCCGCTGCGCCAGTAGTGCATGATCAGCAGCAGGTAGGCGCCATGCTCGGCTGCCGTCAGGTGCATCGTGTCGGCCAGATAGTCCCCGATGTAGAGCGGCATCCATGTGTCGGACCGCGCTTTGTCGCTAGCCATAATCAGCCTCGCTCCCAGCCATCGGGATTGCATCGAAGAAGCCGCCGTCCTGGCCGGCCGGCGCTTCATCTTCCTCGCGCAACAGCATGCGCGGCCCGTCGAACCGCATCGATTTCCAGATGTTCGACGGCCCGAACCGGCGTTTCACCGCGCCGAATTCGACGACACCGCGCATCGCATCGCGCTGGTTGTGCCACTCGGCATCCTTCGCGGCCTGCTTCTCAGCGCTGAGGGTGCCGGCCGCGGCCGGCGGCTTGTCGCCCATCGTCAGCTCGGGGCGGTGCAGCACGAACACGCCATCAGCCGCCTGGCCGCCATCGTATGGCAGGTCGCTCAGCGTCGGCCGCGTCGCCTCGGCGTTGTCGCGGCTCTTGTTGAGCTGCCGCAGCGCGATCACCGGCACGCTCAGCGCCTTGGCTAGCTCCTTCAACTGGTAGCCGACAAACGGCGTCCACTCAGGCAGACCCATGCGCGCATGCTCCGCCCCGCGGCCGATGTTTTCCATGAAGTCGATGATGATGAGCCGCGTCCGGTGACTGCGGTGCGCCGCGCGTGCGCGCACGCGGATCTCGGCAATCGACAGGCCGCCATCGTCATCGATGTGGATCGGCAGCTCCGCGAGCGTGGCGCGTCGATCGTCGAGTTCCTTCCACGCCAGGCCATCGCCGATCCGGCCCGATTGCAGCTCATCGGCGGTCCACCGGCTGACGGCCGCCAGGTTGATTGTCGCCAGATCCTCAGCCGTCATCTCGAGCGAGAAGAAGTGCACATGTTCCGGCGTCTTGCCGCTCCCCCGCTCCAGCAGCCGCCGGCTGACGTTGCGCGCGATCTGCGCTGCCGCCGGCGTCTTGCCGGTGCGGCTGCGCGCCATGAGGTAGTAGAGCTGGCCAGGCCGCAGCCCCTGCCAGAGCGCGTCGAACGAGCGGATGCCGGTTTCCAGCCGCGCTCGGTTCGGGTCGCCCCGATGGGCGGCCTCGGCGTAGGCCACGGCGCCATCGACTGCATCGGCGAAGCTCTTCCCGCTGTGGACGGCGCCGGCCAGGATGCGGTCGATCTGCTGGGCGGCCGCGCCACCGACCTCGGCCGGCGGCACGCCTGCGAACGCGCCGTTGACCAGGCTTTCCCCGATCTCGATCAGCTGCCGGTGCGCGGCGCAGTCCTGGATGGCGCGCGCATACTCGCCGGCGTTGAGGATGCCGACCATGGACGCCACAAGAGAGGCCAGCAGTGGCTGGTCGAATCGCCCCTTGAGCGAGACCGCATCCACCAGCCGGCCGGCTTGGACGCCTTCGACGATCGCCGCATACACGGCGCCGATGGCCTCGTCGGCGAAGTGCTCCGGCTTCAGTCCCTCGCAGCGGTCCAGCGCTTTGTTGTTGCTGAGCAGCGCGCCGAGCAACGCCATCTCGGCCTGCAGATTGGACGGCGGCAGGCGCTGCGACAGGCCGAACAGGGGCGAATGGCCGTCAGGCATGCGACGCTCCATGCAGCCAAGCGATGTGCCGCACCGCGCGCACGGTCGCCTCGACCTCATCCCGCTTCATCGCGGCCGAAACGCTCGGGTCCTGGGAAAACGCGGCCAGCGCGCGCAGGAAGGCCTGGCGCTCGGCGTCGAACACGTCCACCCCGATCGGCCGTCCGGCCCGTGCACGGCCCATCGCTGCCGGCGTCTGGTGGGCCGTTGTGGCGCACACATGGCGCGCGTCTTCGATCATCTCGGCATATGGCGGCCACGCGATCCTGCAGTCTGGCGGCTCGCCGACGCGCCCGGCCAACCGGAAAAGACGCAGCCCGTCGCCATCATCCAAGTCGATGCCGTCGTGGTAAATCTGCATCTCGCACCGGCTGATGAAGCTCGCATCGGACTCAGACATTCAGCGCCTCCGCAAATGTCACCTGACGGACCACCTTCACGCTTTGTCGATGAACGATGCCGCACGCGCCGCATTTCATGAGCGGGCCGACTTCGACTTCTTCCAGTCGGAACGAATCCGCGTCGTCGATGAAGGCGGACAGCCATTGGCGAGCGTGCGACCGGTCCGAGAAGATGTAGCCGTGCAATGTGCTGTCCACGCCGCACCGCTTCATGCGGATCGTGGTCCCATGGCGGCCATAGCTCATGGCGCGCTCCACCCCGGCGCCTGCCGCTTGTCGTCGAAGCTCATGCCGTGCCTCCCGCCAGCGCGCCGCGCCCGGCATCGGTGATCGTGATCTCGGCGATCTGCCGGGTGACCGGACGCACGCGCACCAGCCCGGCGCGCTGCAGCTCGGTCGCCGCGCGCCAGCGATCGTCCCGCGCGGTCAGCGTGGTGGCGCGCTGGGCCGCCTGCGCCAGCAGCGTGCGTGCGGCGAGGCTCATGCCGCCGGCTCCCGCCAGTACCTGCGGTTGCCGGGCTCGCCTGCGCAGCGGATGCGCCCGGCCTCCAGCAAGAACCGCAAGCCGGACCGTAGCGTCAGCAGGGCGCCCCATTCGGCGCGGGTGAAGATGACCACGGGCGGCTCGCCCGGCGGCCCCAGCGGCACAGCGCGTTCGATCATGGCGAGCGTGTCGGGGCGCATGGCGTATCTCAAGGCGCCCTCGCATTGCCGGGCGCGGCCCTCGCGCAGCTCGAGCACTGCCAGGCTGGCGTGTGCAGGTACCCATCGCCGCGGACGAACCGTGATCCGCGGGGCCGGCCGCAATCGAAGCAGGGCGCGCGCGAATCGTGCCCGCATTCCGGCGGCTCATGGCCCCAGGTCATGCAGTCCTCGCAGAGAAAGCCGGTGCTCCTGTTCGGCATCGGGCCGGCCGAGAGATCGATGCTGGCGAGGATTTCCTCGATCGTGGGCGCGCTCATGCCGCGGCACCCCCGCTGCCCAGGGTCGGCGTCAGCGCCAGCAGCGCGCCCCACGAGATCGGGTGCGGCGGCGGCAGCGGGTCAGCGCCGGCCGCACGACGCGGGTTGCGGTCAGGCGGCGGGACTGCCGCAGGCGCAGGCTTGTGGCCGTAGCACGGCAGCCGGCCGGTCCTGGCGCGCTGATGGATGCAGGATGCGTCACCGCGTGGCCTGCCCAGCGCCTCAGCGATGTCCGCCCAGGTGCTGCCGGCTATGCGCATGCTGTTGATCGTCGCGTCGGGGCGCCAGGTCATGCTGCGTTCACCTCGGCGAACATGCCCGCATCCTTGTCCAGCCTGCGCCGCGCCATCTCCGCGTATTCGGGATTCAACTCGATCAGGATCGCGTCGCGGCCCAGGCGATCGGCGACGAGGCCCGTGGTGCCTGCGCCCCCGAATGGGTCGAGGACCACACCGCGCGCCGATGTGCGCAGTTCGCAGTCACAGGATGGCAGCCAGTCCGTTGTCGCCGTGGTGACCACGGGCCCCATGCGGATGTCGTAGGTGCCACTCTCGGTCTGCGGTCCGCCCGCGCCTTTTCCCACCGGCTTCCGACCTGAGCGACCAGAACCGGAGCCGAAGGAAGTGCTGCGCTCAGTCTGCCGCGTCCATGGCGCGCCGCACGCCGAGCAGCACCCGCGTTCGCTGGTGCCGGCCAGGATGCACGGCTCGATCAGATCTGGCGGGAACGTTGCGAAATGCGCCTCCGGGAACGGTTGCGTTGCAACCCACCAGACCGTGCGCTTGTTCCGCTTGCCGGTGTATTCGAAGTATTCCGCAGGCCTGCCGTTGACGCCCTTTGCCGCGCCTCGCGCGCCGCTTCCTTTCGCGGCCCGGGTGCCCGCCGGAATGTCGCCGTCTTCTTCGATCGCAGCCGCGTCGTAGTAGTACCGCTCGCTCTTCGCGAGCATGAACATGTACTCGTGCGCGCGGGTGGTCCGATCGCGGACGCTTTCCGGCATGCAGTTTCGCTTCGCCCAGATGTTGTCCTGCCGCAGCCACCAGCCGTCGGCGCGCAGGGCGAAGGCGACCATCCAGGGGATGCCGATCAGGTCTTTCGGTTTGATGCCGACAGGGACTCGAGTGGCGTTGCTTTTTCCATAGCTGTGGCCGGCGTGCTTGCTCTGCGAAACCTGATATGGCCGATTGGCTGCATAAGAATCGCCCAGATTAAGGAAAAGCGTCCCATCGCCCCGCAGTACGCGCCGGACCTCTCGAAACACCGCAACCATTTCGGCGATGTAGGCATCAGGCGATTGCTCAAGCCCGATCTGCCCATCCACGCCGTAATCGCGCAGGCCATAGTACGGCGGACTCGTGACGCAGCACTGCACCGACGCATCAGGCAGCGTGCGCAGGACGTCGCGGCAGTCTCCGGTCAGGATGCGCACGCTCATCGCCGCACCTGCAGCACCGGAGGATCGCCACCCCGGTCCACGCGCCGCAGGAACCCCCGCTGCACCAGCCGCCGAAGGTGATACGTGACCGCCCGCCGGTTGGGCGCGCCGGTCAGCCTGATCAGCCGGGCGAATGGCGGCATCGGCTGGCGGGTCCGGGCCCCGGTAGCGCGCCAGTTCGAGCAGCACCGCGCGGATCGCGTCACCGCGCTTGTCCAGGTTCAGGCGCTTGCGGCGCACGCGGCGGCGCATCCGCATCGGAAGCATGTTGGGGCGGCGCTCGCGCTTCATGGGGTGGCCTCGACCAGCGTTTGCTTGACGCCTGGCGCGGCCGGCCAGCACGCCAGAGCGGCGCAATGCCCAGATGCCGGGCGCCCGCGCCTCACCAGCGCCGCAGTAGGCTCGGCAACCTCCGGCTCCTCCCCTGGGTCGATGACGCAGGCCTGCGCGCCGCACGCGCAGCGCACCGCGTCGATCGCCACTGTCGGGCTCGCCTCGCGCGGCTTCATGAACGCAGCTCCGCCGGCGTCAGCGCGAACCGCATGGCGCGCAGCTCGGCATCCAGCGCGGGGTCTGCCGCCATCAGCGCATCGACGTGGTTGACGGAGTAGAGGATCGTCGTGTGGTCGCGGCGGAAGGCCCGGCCGATCTGCGGCAGGCTCAGCGGCGTCGCGTGCCGGCACAGCCACACGGCGATCTGCCGGGCCCGGGCCACGTAGCGCGTGCGCCGTTCGGAAAGCAGGTCCACCAGCGCCACGCCGTAGCGCGCGCAGACGACGCGCTGGATGTGCCGGGCCGCGGCGCCGCCAATCGCAAACGCGTCACTTGAAACTGACGGGGAATTCGGGAATATTTCGACCTGTTTCAAGTCTTCCCTCCCGCGGCCCGCTCCCTCCCCAGGAGCGGGCCGCATCCATTTGCGGGGTCAGGCGGCGGCGCGCTCCGCGCCGGCCGTCGGGGGCGCCTCAGCGAACAGCAGTTCATGTCGCAGCAGCACCGCGGCATCACGTGCGTTGTGGTCGGCGATCGAGCTCCATCCGATGTCGTCGCACCACAGGCGGACTTCCTCTTTCGGGTCGCCCCGCAGCGTGCCGCCGCGCATCCGTCCCTCGCCGTGCAATGGCTTGGTGAAGTTGCCGCGCCCCAGCACCAGCTTGCGCGCCGTGCCGACGTGGCGCCGGAAGCAGGGCATGCCCGCCCGGTAGCACGATGATTCGACATGCGCGCCGAGGCCGAGCAGGAGATACGGCACCAGCGGGTCACGCGCGCCGGCGGTGTAGGTGAACGGCGCTTCGTAGATCACCTTGCGCGGCTGCAGCACGGCGATGAGGTCGGTCAGCTCGTTGTCGAGCCCCACCCAGCTCGCGGCCACGTCGGCGATGCCGGCCAGGACGATCACGCCCCAGGCTGGCACCGCGCGCGCGTCGGTGCCGTAGCACCAGCCGGTGCGGGTGGCGGTGTCCAGCGACAGCACGCCGTGCGGCGCGGTCTGCATCAGGCGGTGCCGCGCGCTTCGCCGATGGGATCGATCGCGCCACGGCCCGGCGGCGGCATGGCGTCTCCCGCCCTGCGCGCCCTCCGCGTGTCGGCGGTCTTCTCATTGGCGGCGCCAGGATCCTTGGCGATGCGGTCGGCGTGCCCATCGGTCCACCCGTCACGCCACGCGACGAACGCCTCGCTGCCGGGATTGTACGGGCAGTGCCCGACGTCACCGCCGGCGAGCGCGCTGTTGTAGCCGTCGGTGTTGGCCCGCGCGCGCAGCACCAGCGCGGACTTCTCCGCCGCGGGCGACAGCTCCATTTCCGCCTGCGTCACAGTCTCGGTCCATCCGACATCCGCCACCGTCAGGATGCCGACGGCGATCATCGTCTGGGTGTTGGCCTTGTGCTGGCGTTCGACCTCGCCCTTGTCCTTCGAGGACATCGTGTAGGCGTGCTTGATCGCCCTCTTCTCGATGTCGTTGATGCCGCGCCCTTCGAAGCGGGAGAACGCCGCGGCGATCTTCGAGTTGAGCCGCTGCCGCTGGCCCATCAGCTCGGAATACTCGGCGTAGCACTCGGCCCGCGTATCGGCGGTCGCCGCCGGCTTGGAGGGCTTCGCCGTCGCCGCAGCGCGCGGCTTCCTGCCTCCCGCCTTCGGCTTGTCGCCATTGCCCTTGGTCATGTGTTCCCCTTCACCGGTTGCAGTTCAGCGCGGCCCGCGGCCGCTCCAGCGGAGCAGTCGTTGCCGCCACAGCTCGGCACGCCGCAGCAGATGCTTCGCCCGCGTCGTGTTCGCCCTCTCCCGCCACGCCGCCAGATCGACGCGCAGCGCGGCCAGCCACTTCGGCATGCGTAGACTCCAGCGCCTCAAGTCTTCCCCGGATCACGGCCCGCTCGTTGTCGAGCCGCTTGAGCTTTTCGGCGTCCAGCAGCGCGCGCACTTCGCGCAGCCGGTCCGCCTCCTGCGCCAGCACCGCGGCGGGCTGGCGATACCAAAACGTCTTCGCGCGCCGATCGGAGATGCCGAGCCGGCGGGCCGCGCGTGCGATCGCGCCCTTGACGTTCTGGCCGGGGCGCCATGGCTGCCCGGCCTCCCACACGATCGCCTGCATCTCGTTTGCGATCGCCTCACCCGCGGTCATGTCCATGACCTTCTTCGCCGTCACCTTGAACTCCCTTGGTGTCAGGTTGCTTCGCGGTGAACGGAGCGACTGAACCGATGGAGGTGGCGAACGGGACTGGAGAGTGGCGGCCCGCATGGGCCTTGGACCCGACGAAGACGATGGCGGTCCTGGCCCTGCCGGCCAGGCCGCACCCGACCGCGCTGCTGCTGGACCCGCGCAGCATCGAGACGCTGCTGACGGTGCTGTGCGAGATGCGGGGGCGCATGAAGCCGGCACCGACGGCCTGGCGTACGGAAGCGTTCATGCGGCGACTGCGCGCCCTGGTGCTGGGCGGCGCGTGACGCGCGGGCGGAAAGGCGAGGGGCGCCAGGCCATGCGCGGCCCGGCGCCCCGCCTGCGCGTCGTCAGCCTCGGCGGAAGGCGACGCGCAGGATGGCGTTACATCAAGCGGCGAGGGGGCTCGACCAGTGGCGAGCCGGTGAGGGCGTATTGCACCAGCATGTCGGCCAGTTGGAAGACCAGCGCAGCATCGGCGATGCTCGACACCCGCACGCACTGCGCAGCGATCTCCATCGCGCGCATGCGCAGCTCGGTCTTCTGGTCGTCTCCACCCACGCACTGCCTCGCCGTCTGACACGGAAGTGTCACGAAACGAGGCTGCGCGCCCCGCCGGGAATCGCCCGTGAGGCTCCCGGCAAAGCCGCGTCAATGCGCCATTTTTCGCGGAGCTGTGCGCTGGGGTTGGCGGAGCCTTCACGCGGCAGCGTCCGGTGATGATGCGGGAGCGATGCCGTTGCTGACATCGCCCCCGCGGTGCACCGTTGCGGTTGCAGGACCAACAACGGAGCAACTGGATGGACTGGACCCGCGCCACGCCGCTCGCCGTAACCGTGAAGCCAGGCGATCGAGAAGGCTGCGCCATGGTGACAGTCGAGATGGAGATCGGGCCGCCAGCGTCGCATTTGCAGCCGATGCGCCTCTGGATGGAGGTGGAGCTGCAGGGAGCGGACGTTCCGTCGATGACGATGCGGGAGCTGATAGAGGAGGTGGCGCGGAAGCTGCTGATCGAGCTTTCCGACGCGCTTGCGCTTCAGCGGCCAGGGCCGCCAACTCCTCCGTAGTGAGTTGGGTCAGGACGCGCCGGTGCGTCACGCCGGATAGGTCTCGCGTCCGGATGATGATGGGCCGCGCGCTCATGCCGCGGCGTCCTGCGGTGGCTGGGCTCCTGGCCGAACCGGAGCGTCCGGGAAGTCGGCCCGCGTGACCTTGCCCTCGGTCTTGGTCTCGATGAGACGCATCATCGGCCACGGCGGGATGCGCTCGTGCCGCGCATAGCGCTGGACGGTGCGGGCTGGGTTCTGTCCCTCCACCCCGAGCAGCTCGGCGAGCTGCTCGAAGGAGAGGCCGTGATCGCTGCGGAATTTCTCAAGGGTCATGGTGGGGCGGGACGCTATAGCCGTTTTGGCTATTACGTCAACCGTCTTGTAGCCACCTTGGCAATCGACGGCCGCGCCAATGGGCCTTAGCCATGTTGGCTATATGGTCGATCAGGCAACAAGCAGGGTGCGCGAGCTGCGGCTTGCCAGGGGAATATCCTCGGCGGATCTGAGTCGCGCGTCCGGCATCCAGCCGCCCACGCTCAGCAAGATCGAGCTGGGCCAGCGCGGGGTCAGCCGGAACTTCGCCGCCGCGCTCGCCAAGGCGCTGGGGGTGCCTCAGGCAGAGCTATACGCTCCGGTGGGCTCGACGATTCCCGGCCAGGCGGCGCCCCCCGCCGCGCTTGCCGGCTACGGCCAGCGAATCGCCTTCGTCCGGCTCGACCGCGAGCAGACCCGCGAGGAGTTCGCCGCCGAGCTGGGCGTCCCGGTCGAGATGCTGCAGCTCTGGGAGACCGACGCGCTCGCACCGGACCTGGCTGCGCTGGCGAAGCTGCACCGGGCGGGGATCAGTGCCGACTGGGTGCTGTTCGGGGAGAAGCAGGAACGCGGTCGTTCCCATGCCAGCGCTCGCGTGCCCGAACATGCCGGCGACAACAAGAGTCGCACTGTC